ACCCTCTAATATCAATTCCATCTCACTACCACTTATACCTGAACTTAATCGTTCAAGTAATGCCATAGACATACTAAACCTTTCAAGTGGCATATTAGTTTCTTTCGGGAATTTAAGATAGTTGTACCCATCCTGAGTAAAGACCTTAACTAAGTTATAACTTGATTGTTTCTTATTCCACCTATTGTATCGATGCCACAACTTGCGAGGCATTAATTTTCTGAATAACTTCATCTATTGTGTTATTGCTAACCAACCTATCTAAGTTGGTTAAGGTTAGTATTGTAGTTCCTTGATTCTCTATGACCATCATTATAGCATTGACATTGACTAATACCTTGCAGTCTCCTAAGTCAATTGATGATAATTCTTGTAACTCTTCATCTTCAATATTCTTGTTGTATTCAATCAATGTTGATTGTAAGATGATAAAGTTAGCCATAGGTCACCAGTATTCATGTGGGCATTGTGCATCTTCTACTCGTGTCTTAGCTGGTAGGAAGCACCCACAAGCATTACAAAGGTTTAATCTCTTATACCTATGTTGGCAGTTGTTACATATTGCAGTTCGTTCACTACTTAGTTTCTTATTCTTTGAACTTGCAGTAAGGTAGTAATACCACCCTCTAATGATTGCAGATAGTTTACTCATTCTGTTAGGTTAACTATTGATGGTTCACTATCACTTACCGCAATGCTAAAGTCAATGCAAGTATAGGTGTCTTCACCTATTGTTAAGTCTTGCCTTGTACCATTTGGTGTATCAGTTGTTATCCAAAGAGTATAGCCTTGTAATGGGTCAATCAATACTCCTTCAATGGTAATGTTACCAAACTCATCACTAATGGCTACAAAGGTCTGAATGCGACCAGTAGCCTTATACTGAATACAAACAAGGTAAGAGGTATCAGGTTCAGCAACCCCGAATGTAAGACCAGTAGCACATACATCTACATAACTACCTGAATCGTAACAAGGTGAACAAATGCTCATAGGTATCTTTTTAAAATTGAATTTACAAAGTAACGGAAACAATCAAGAAAATCTGCTCTCTCTGATAAGTTTTTTCTGTTTGATTTAATGATACCACCATCACTATTACATTGTACTTGTTTAGCATCATAAACGAATCCTTTACACCTAACTGAGTTGACCTTTACATCAAGTCGTGTTAATGCGTTATTGCAATCTATTCGACTATTATAGTGGGTAGGGTTAGCTGGTATGATTATCTGACTATCTGCAAGGTGTAACCTTCTTTTGATTTGAGTATATGCTGAACTATTATCTCTTTGTTGAATACTCCTACCATTGCCCATTGCATCACCAGTTATCCTAAGTAGACCACGAGGTACATTAAGACTTTCAACATAATCACAGAATGCATCAATGCTACCTTTGTCTATGTTAATCTCACCAACTACTGAACACCCCTTAGTTGTATGTTGCTGGATTATTAATGCTGATAGTGGGTTGATGTTGAAATCGACTGAGATGAATACTGGTATGTTAGTATTGATGTTTAGTGAATCATCAATATGCCTATCATCATCCCACGCATAAAGGAATGGGTTAGATACATCATCCATTACATCCCAGTCACCTTCTACAAATCGTGCATACTGTATTGGTGGTAGTTCTTTAAGTGACTCTAAGTAGTCTTGACTTATGTATGGGTTATCTGTTATCCTTGAATTGATGTAAGACCACTTATCAGGTAGTGTATTACTTCGCCACCTTTCATAAATAACTGACTTCACCCAGTTGTTAGCTGGGTTGCAAGTAGCAAGTAATACTATTGGTGGTTGACCTATTGCCTTATTCCAACTACCTATCCTTTCTTGCACCTTGTAGAAGGTTGCTTCTTGTAACTCATTCACTTCATCTAACCCAGCACCATTTACTTCTAACCCTCTGAACCTATTCAAGTCCTTATCATCATCATAACTCTCAGCCATAAAGATTAGTACACTACCATTAGTGAATGTAACTACATTGGTTTCCCTATTCCATGAACTAATGTATTGATTCAACCCATCGTTAAGTATTGAACTAAATGATGGAAAGGTAGTCCTCTTTAAATCGGGTAAGGTCTTACGAATGATTACCCATCTTGAACGTGGGTATATTAAACAAAGTGATGATAGTGTTAGCAGTAACCAGTACGTTTTACCACCACGAATTGCGCCACCAAATACTATTACTTTCTTAACACCATTAACTGCAAGGTCGTATGCAGTTGTTTGACGTTTGGTTAATTTGAAACTCATTCATCTTTGTCTCCCTCAGTCCTTATGATGATTAGTGGCTCAGTTGTGTACATCGTGCTTTCACCATTGTTTGCCCAAAGTTTCCTTTGTCGATTGGCTAACCAATGCTTTGCTGCTGGTGTATCAGGTGGTAACTCTTTTCTTAGTTGTACTATCTGACCATCCTTAGTCAATGCCTCTTCAATGATTGTAAGACCTAATGCTCTTTTATACATTGCCTTTGCCACTTTGCCATCTGCATTCTCTTTCCCTTGCGTTAACGACTCAAAAAACATTGGGTGTTCGGTTTTCCAATTGTTTAATGTTTGTTCAGTTATACCTAAGATGTTTGCCATTTGGCTATCTGATAAACCAAGAAGAGCCATTTCAAATACTTGGTCATTAAATGCCTCCTTGTACTTAGTTGGTCTACCTCCCTTGTTAGGTTCGTCTTGTGCTTCCATAACTACAAAGTTACATAACTATTTAATTTGTCAAGTGATATGAATTTCTGTAGTTCAAATCCTTGAGCCTTGAAGTTCATAGTGGTGCAATGTTCAATAAGATAGTCTTTAGGTATTAACCACCTACTTTGTTCGTCTACTATCTCTACTTTGTCAAAGGTAACACCATTTTCTATTAGGTAGTAGTTGATGCCATAAGAGTTATTGACTCTCATAAGATGCTTAGACCTTGACCTAATTAGTCTTAATGTCCTTGTTGCTTTATCTATCTGACCTATGGCTCTTTTCTTACCATCAGCAAGTAGCAATGATAGATTGATGATTGAATCTTTGTGAGAGGCAATTAATTTATTACCACTTAAATCTTCTATGGTGTGAGTCTTGTTCATAACTGGTAGGTATCAATTCGTTTCTTGACCATATCAATAAACTTATCCATCATAGCTGAATAGTAACTATTAAAGTCTTGGTAGCCTTCAGGGTTACGTTCAAACAATACATAGAGGCAAGACCTCAACCTTTGACTTGGTGTCTTAGAACCCATCTCCTCTGCATCTATCTTGATTGACTTGAGTAACTCCTCATCATTGTAATTGAATGCCTCACCTTTGAATGCCATTACACCTACACCTGATGTCCATTGGTTGAATAATTCAGCAGCCTTTGCTGGTGAAAGTTCTTGTGTACCTATCACTACCTTTAAGGTCTTATCTCTTCTTGTAGCTACTGATTCAATTGCACAAGGTATAAGTAGTAGGTTACTTTCCATAAAACTCATTATAATAGTCTAATGATGCTTTTGGTGCATACCTTTCTGTTTCTGAGTCTTCAAGTCCACATTCATAAGCACCCATCACTTCCATCTTATGCTGAGACTTTAACTCTTCATAGTTGGTATTGAGCCATTGGATAAAATCATCAATGGTTAATTCATTTTGTCTCTCAAAGATTAATTCAATAGTTGATTGTTCAGCAGCCATAGTGTTCAGATTTAGTTGGTTTACTTGATTTGTATTCATTACTAACCTTATCAAGATATTCTTTTACCATTACCTTGATTAGTTCCTTATGCGATGTTGGTATGCGAAATGTGATGTTAATTGTACGTTCACCATACTTGAATGGGTGACCAGCACCTATCCTCTTACCACCTCTGTTATCTTTTATTTTTAGTTCCATAGTCAACAAATATAGTAATTATATGATTATGTTTTACATTTAGTGCAATGTATCTTACCATGATACACCTTTGCAAATTCGCATTTACCACTTCTTATATCATAATAAGTCAAATCACATTCAATTGACCACATCTGGCGAAATGGATAAGAGGTATTGAATAACAACTCAAACTGATTATAAGTCAAGTTCATTTCATCTAACATAACAAACGGCTCAGTAAGGTGCTTATTAAGGTAATTGCTATACTCAGAATGGAGTATCATCTGTTTCTTTATTCCAGTCATTGTCAGTATAATTTCTTAGGTCTTTAGGTTTGGGCAAATAACTACTACCAACATCGTGAGTAGTTACATCTGTAAAGTTGGTCATGTTAGGTGAATGTCTGAACTCAACTATACCAGTAGCACCTTGACGATGTTTCTCAAATAGGTAGAAGATGTGATTGGTGTATGGATTACCATCTTCATCATTTAAACCATAGTATGAAGGTCTCCAAACAAATGCTACTGAGTCAGCATCTTGCTCAAGTGAACCTGATTCTCTCAGGTCAGATAAGATTGGTTTCTTATCAGGTCTTTTCTCTACCTCACGACTAAGTTGAGCAAGTGCAATAATTGGTATGCCAAGTTCCTTTTGTGCTGCTTTGAGTGTTCTACTTATCTCAGCTACTTCAGCCTCTCTATTGCCACCTTTAAACCCTTCTATGGTCATTAGTTGTAGGTAGTCAATGATAGCCCACTTACACCTCCCTTTTCGATGCTCACGTTTCATTACCCTTATTGCCTCATGTACTCCACACCTTGCCTTATCATAGATTAAGAATGGTACTTTCTCTATGTTACCTATTACCTTTTCAAATGAATGTAACTCAGATTGACTTAGGTTACCATCACGTAATCTTGAAGAGTGGATTAAGTCACCAGCATCTTGAAGTATTAACCTTTGACATAGTTGGCTCTTATTCATTTCAAGGTTGAAGTAGATACCAGCCTCATTAGACTTCATACCATGAAATAGTGCTAATGCAGTCTTACCCATTGATGGTCTACCAGCTATGATTATAAACTCAGGATGAAATCCACCAGTAAACTTATTAAGTGACTTAAGACCAGTCTCAAGACCAGTAGTCTTACCTGATAGTGTTAATGCTGCCCTACGATAGTATGCCTCACGTTCATCATTGGTTAGTTCAGATAGGTCAATGATGTTATCTGAACTGCTACCAGTATCAAGTAGGTTGGTAAGTGATTTGATTATTTCAGTAGCAGTTGTGAATCCATCAGTATTACTTAGTCCTAATGATTGCTCAGTTACTATTGATGCTATTGAACGCTTTATGTGATTGTCTTTAAGTATAGCTATGTATTCATTGACTGGTTCATTGTAGGTTAGGTTGTTTGACCATGTAACTATCTCAGATGTTTCTTTAGGAGTGAACTTATCAATGTCGTTTGATGTCATAAAGAAGTTGACCAAGTTAGGTGTAAGACCTTTGTCAATGGTTTTCTTAATTACTTGGTAACATCTTGAGGTAAGCACCTCATTGAAGAGATGCTCACCAATTTGTGGTATTAGTTCCTGATGTGTTTCACCAGTCATCAGTATGCCTATGAGTGCTTGTTGTGGGTTAGTCATTGTACTCGAACTCTTTAATTAAATTAGGCATCTTATCTACTAATGTGATATTGTATTTACGTGCATAGTTCTTAGCTTTTCTTATTGTGTCAAAACCTTTAATTGAATAAACCTCAGTAGAGTTAAAAAAGTCTAAGTAAATCATGTTACCAAATATTCTAATAGTTGCTTTTGTCATTGTGTTTGATTTATTGAGTTATTAAAATGGGAGGTGGTTAGCCTCCCTTAGTTTATTAAAGTGATTTTGAGTATTCAATAAATTCAGATTCAGGCATTCTTTCAAAAAGAATATCAGTTATAACTTCTAAAACTAAATCAGATGCATCTGAAATGTCAAACATTAATTTTTTAGATTCAGCAATTAATTCATTAGTTGAGATGTTTGAAAATTTTTCAGTTGCGATTGCTTTAAATTCTTGAGTTGTCATAACGTTTGATTTTTTTAGTGAATTATTGATAGGCAAATATACATCTTATTTTGAATATGCAATACATCAATCAAATTATTTTCATTTATTTTTTTGTACGTATTGATTTTTAATTTTTGTACGTACAACTATTTGATATCGTCACCTACATAATGTTGACCTTGTGATGAACGATTGAAGACTGGTTGTGGTTGTTTGACAAAGTTGGTATTAGGTTGTTTCTCTCTTTGTTTCCAAGATGTAAGTCTTCTGTTAGTATCCCAAGCCTTTTCATTAGTCAATCGCATCTTACCATTTGCTAAAGGTTCAGACCAATAAGAGTAAAATGCATTACAAGTATCCTTACCATACTTCTCTATTAGTGGTTTAATTTGATTAATAAGGTCTTTATTTGAATAAGACTTAAATGATGGTGCTTTAGCTATTTTAATAATATCATTATCACTTACACTATCATTATCACTATCACTATCACTATCGGCTTTTTTGGCTTTGAGTGGGTTATTAATTAACCCAGTGGGTTTTTGTGGGTTATCTTCTTTAGATGGTCTACCACCCTTAGAACCGTTCTCTCTATTACGAATTACTTTAGCATCGTACTTATCTAAGTCTCTAATCAATGATTGTTTAATAGGCTCAAATACTACTTGAAGTAATAGGTCATCAGGCTCATTGAAGTCACCATTAGCATAGTCAAGAATTAACTTGAGCAATCTACCAGCAGTTTCATCAGGTAACTTATCAATGGTGTGCTTCAAGTCACAATAGAGTAGAAATGATTTTTTCATATCAATAAAAAAAGCCGTACGAGGACTGCGGTAGAATCGACCTTGATTTTACTCTTAGTCTCGCAGTCACCATACGGCAACAAATTTTTACAATACACCCAAGATTCTACCTTTGAGTGGTGCTAAGTTAGTCAAATAATGTGATAGAATTAGATTCTTTTTTGAATCTATTATTAGCTTCTTGCAAGTTTAACTTAGCTTGTTTGAAGTATGAATCTTTCAACTCAATACCAATAGCCTTACGTCCTAAAGATACGGGACTGAATACCTCACTACCTACACCCATAAAAGGAGTTAGTACAACTTCATTAGGGTTAGAGTATAATTCAACTATCCTATCAATAATATCTAATTGAAGTGGGTGTACGTGCTTTTCATCATCATCCTCCCTTGAGTCTTTAAATGGTAGCACATTATCATTTCTAATGTCATCCCATACACTTGATGCGTAACGCTGCCAAATTATTTGACTTAGTTTATTTGTCAAATGGTTTTGACCATCGTTATTATTATTTTTATATTTTTCAAGTATATGCTCCCACTTACCATATTTTTTTTCCATAGCTGGTAGTAATGGAGTTTCACCATGATAAATTTTAAATCCATTAGGATTAGTTACTTTGACTTGATTTTCACCAATCTTTTTAAATACTAATAAGTAATCAGGAATTGCAGTAAAACACATTGTAGAATCTTCTGCAATATTTTTATGCATTAAACTTCTTACCATAGTTCTCATTCTAACTTCTAATGGCTCTTTCCAAATAGTAATCCTATTATGTAAATTAAAACCATATTTCTTATGAAGTTTAATTATTTCATGTGGAAAGTCATAAAGAATATGAGCAGTTGTATCTGTTAATATATCCTGACAATGCACCACATTTATTCTACCTGATTTAGTAACACGTGCCATTTCTTTAATTAAAAATTCATATTGATTCATAAACTCTTCTTTAGAATTGCAGTTACTAAAGTCTTTCTCAGAACTTGAGTAGTTATATAATCCAGCAAATGGAGGACTATATACACTTAGGTCAATTGATTCATCTTCTAATGTTGTTATTACGTCCATGCAGTCTCCATTATAGATTGCGTATTTGTCAGTAATAATTTGGTCTTTTACTTTGTTCATAGTTATTAAAATTTAGGTTTGATTATTTCTTTTGTAAATTCTTTTTTAGATAAATCAACCACACCATTAATATTAGTTTGGATTAATTTATTAAATTCTATTGCCTTATTTGTTTTGTATAGCAATGTATCAATTACTCTTTTTTGACCATCTGATAATACTAAGTCAACCGTAACATCATTCTTTTGACCAAATCTCCAAAATCTTCTTATTGATTGATAATACTGCTCATAAGACCATGTAGGAAAATATACCGTATGGTTACAATGCTGCCAGTTTAAACCAAATGAAGTTATCTTAGGTTTGGTTATAATTCTTTTAATATTACCATTTGCAAAGTTCATTAATATATCTTCTTTCTTTTCTATTGTCATGCCTCCTTTTAGCTGAACGGCATCTTTATCTAATTCATCTAATAAATCACCCTCATCATTAAAATTACACCAATATACTGAGGTCTTATCTTTAGTTAATTCTACAGCCTTTTCACATCTTTCTTTAAATGTATTTTTTTGCTCTTCCCTAACTTCACTCATTGTTTTTGCTATTCCATTAAATAACATTATTTGACCATTTATAACCCAGTTTTTTTCATTCTTTACATATACCTTATTTTCAATTAAATTAGGTAATTTATATTTTTCATCTGAGAATCCTAAGTCAGATGGTTGTTTTATAGATATTGACCATTGATTAACCCAACTAAAAAACTCATTCTTAGCATGTGGTTTTAAATACCATTTAGTACCAATATCTTGAGGTCTTACATTATTTTCATTATTAGCAAAGAACTTAGTTAGCATATCCATATAAGGAAAATATCCTAATGCTTCACTACTTGTACCAAATTCAATATAATCATTAGGTGCTGGTGTTGCTGTAGATAAGAATCTGTAAGGAATCTTTTTTACAAATGATGTTATTTGCCATTTAATTTTACCATCAAAGTTTTTTAAGATTGAACTTTCATCTAATATAACACCAACAAAATCATTAGAATCAAAATAGTGTAGCCTTTCATAATTACAGATAACTATCTTTTTAGTATGCTTACCATCTTTTGAATATTCAATATCATCAATGCCTAACTTTTCTGCTTCTAAAATAAATTGAAATGCTACTGCTAATGGTGTTAAGATTAATACTTTCTTATTTGTTTCTCTTATAATGTTATTGGCAATTGATAATTGAATTAATGTTTTACCTAACCCAGTATCAGCGAATATTGCTATTCTACCTTTTTTAATTGCTTTCTCAATAATAAACTTTTGAAAGTCAAATGCAATGTCAGGAATATAATTTGCATCAAATCCAAAATTACCTATTGAATGTTTCTTTTGTTCTAAAAATTTTTCGTACTCGTTCATAGTAGTTTGTTTTTTTGTAAGTTAAAAAAAGTGGGCAGTTCAATTAGTTCCCTAAATCATTTGTATTTCTAACAACCGCCCACCCCATTGACATCGTGTCAATTTTTTTATTGATTTAAATATGATTCAATTACTTTAATTGTTTCGTCTACACCAGTAGAAAATAGTGCAGCATAACCTACTTCATTTAATGCTTTCAATACTTCTGCTTGGCGTTCAGTATGCTCATTAGATTTGAGTGTACCATCTTTCTTGAATGGGTTAGCCTTATCTGTTTTGATTTCAATAAATAGACCAGCAAAGTTACCTTTAGGTAGGGCAATGAATAAGTCAGGGTAACCTTTGATTGGATTTTGAGCCTTATGCTTATTAGCCATGTATGGACTTAGATAGAGACCAGCAGCAAAGTCAAATCTGAATATTACCTTTGGGTGCTTGAGTGTTAGATACCTTGCTATTACCTTGTAGATTTCTGCTTCTTGACTCATGTAAGTACAATTTATAATTATGAATGATTTGCTCTCTTGAATTGGTTGCAAGGTAGTTATAGTAATCTAATTCATAAACTGGCTGCCATTCGTATCTATAACTTCTTGGTGACTTATATTCTAAGTCTTTAAGTGAATTATAGATGTTGACCTTAGGTGCATTATTTTTTAATTCTACACCAGTCATTTGAGCCATCTTATCCTGAATCATCAATGTAAGTCTATGGTTGTTTAATCCAAGATAGTTAGCTATTTGGTGTGATGGCAGTTCGCCATTGCACATAAAGTATCTACTAACTGCAATAAGGTATCTTTCCTCAATTACCTTAAATCTCATGTCCTTATCTTTAAGGTATTCGATGTGTGCTATTAGTTCATGGTTCATGGCTTCTTATATTTTGCATTATAATATTCTTTGCCATTGCTATAATTCTCAAGAATGAATCCATTTTTACCTATTAGAAATGCATCATTCCAAGCAGATGTAATTTGATTCTGTTCAATGTCTAAGTAGCTTTCTATGACTTCAATTACTTCTGGACATTCTTTATTCAATTTATAGTGTGAATTAAGAAGTCTAAGTATGATTTCAATTGCAGTTTCATTTTTCATAGTTACGATTTATAAGATGAATTAAAATGTGATTTAAGTTGGTCAATGTTTTGGTCAAGGTATCCAGTAATTAACTTACGTGCTTCTAATATTTCTTGGTCTGAATGCCTATACACTAAGATAGTATCTGAGTTACTACCTAACCTTTTAGACCTTGATGTTACACCAATATAAAAGAAGTTCTTAGGGTCTATTCCAGCTATAAGGCTATACCATACTGCTTGAATGTGATTGTAGTGCTTGACCATGTCAGAGGCAAACACATCTAAGGTTCTTGCTGATGTGGTCTTAATATCTGCTATCACATTAAGTTGTGAATTGTAGATGTCAAACATTGCTTTGCCTTCAATAGTATGTCTACCTACTTGCACCTCTTTAATCATTGGGTGTTCATTGATTGCACCATTCATTATCCTTGATGCTACTGGGTGGTTAGCTATTGCCTTGTGTACATTGTATGCCTCAAGGTTCATCTGTTCAGGTTTCAAATCAAGTAGTTGATGATGTAGGCTAACACCTAACTCTAAGGCTACTTTTGCATATGATATGTCACCAGTATAGTGTTTCTTGATTCGTGAGCAAGATAGTGCTGGAAAGTAAACGAATTGGTCTCGTGTCATAATTGATTATCTAAGTAGTTTAACAAACCATCTGCACATCTATTAATGCTATTGGCTCTTTCTCTGAGTGACTTTATTTGATTTTTAATTTCTGCTATATCACTACTAACATAATAACCTTTACTTGTTGCTATCAATGGCAGCATTGAATGACATCTAATGTGATTGACTAACTTTCTAAGTCTTGCACCATTCAATTTTAACCTTGAGTTTTTACTATTAAATCTTGCTACTATCTCAGGTTCTTTGATTGGATATTGTTTCGTGTATCTTTTAAAGCCTTCAATCATTAATGGTAACATCTCTAATTCGATGTCAGTCAATTCGTGTGTTATATTTTCAAAGTTCGTTATCATCTTATTACTTGAGTTTTATGTTCGTAAATTTCAATACCATCAATCTTAACCACACCGCATTTTTCCATAGCCTTTGCAAGTGGTGTGAGCAAGTCTTGGTAGTCTATACATTCAGCAGCAAATAATACATTAAGTACCATTGACCAGTTCACTTCACCATTGATTCTTGCTTTCTTAGTAACCCTAATGTTCTTAGGTTGCTCAGTATTGATGCTAACTGCTTGGTCAACAAAGTAACCAGCTAAAGTATTGAATAC